TAAGTTCTACAGTGAGGATACTTGCGTATTTGTTCCTTTAGTGATTAACTCTTTATTCACTAAAAGACACAAACAACGTGGCGGATACCCGATAGGTGTCTACTGGAAGAAAAAGAATAATAAGTTTTGTGTCCAGTGCGCTGATGGTTCAGGCTCACAAAAATACTTAGGATTGTTTTCTGATTATTCAGAGGCATTCAAGGTGTACAAAGATTTCAAAGAGAAACATATAAAAAGTTTAGCTGAGGAATACAAACACCAACTAGACCCTCGTGCATACGAGGCTTTAATAAACTACCAAGTTGAAGAAACAGATTAGGAGGAAACAATGAACAACCCACACCAATTGTACACCAATGGTCAAGACGTATTACGAATAGTGAAGTACGTCCACCCTACACCAAGCATTGACGGACACTTCATCTTGGCTCGTGATGACAAAGGCTGTAGCGTAACATTACAAGAGATGCTAAAAGATTGGAAGGTATTTAACAGTGCTGCGGCTTTTGCGGACTACTTGTTATATACAGAACAATACTTAAATAGTAGTGATGTCAAGTTATCTGCGAGTAGCTGCACTGTACACCAACACATGATTAATTGGACTAAGGGAAGGTGTTTAGAAGTTGGTAACATTTGGGCTACACCTATTATGTATAGTGATTTACTGGGGTATTTTTGATGAATGACATTAGAACTGATAGTGTGTGGTTAATGAAAGGTGATTGCTTAGAGCGCATGAAAGAGATTGAATCAGGTAGCGTAGATTTAATCCTTACAGACCCGCCTTATGGTACGACTGCTTGTAAGTGGGATAGTGTTATTGACCTACCACTAATGTGGGAACAGTTGAAACGTATTATTAAACCTAGTGGGGCTATTGTAATGACAGCTTCACAACCGTTTACTACTATTTTGATTGCAAGTAATATTGTAGACTTTAGACATAACCTTGTATGGGATAAGGTTAGTCCCACTGGACACCTAAACGCTAAGAAAAAGCCTTTACTAAGACACGAAGATGTTGTTCTATTCTCAAAGGCCAAGCACGGTGTTTTCACTTACAACCCGCAAATGAGAAAAGGTGCATATAGAAATAAATCTCCAAAACGAAGTACAGACGAAGTAGTTGGGCGTTGCTATGGTACGGTTAAACACACACAAGATAATTTTAACGATGACTATTATCCTACAAGCGTTTACGAACTATCTACAGCTAACAGGTTAGAGAAATTACACCCAACCCAAAAGCCCATAGCCTTAATGGAATACCTAATTAAAACATACACTAACGAAGGTGAAACTGTTTTAGACTTCACTTTCGGCAGTGGAACTACAGGTGTCGCTTGTATGAATACTAATCGTAAGTTCATTGGTGTTGAACGAGATGATAAGTATTTTGATATTGGTAGTAAACGTATTTTAGAGGCTAACAAAGATGAATGAAGTAGACGAAACAATTATTTGGGTTGGCAGTATTAAATGGAAGCTACAAGAGTTTGTTGTAGAGGTTGAATTAGAGAGACAAGGTGGTTGCACTTATGTAAACGAAATCCGTAATCTTTATTGGAATGACAAAGCTACGGGGGCATCTAAAGAAATTGTTGATTTAGTTGTTGACCTGATAAGTGATAAAGACTATAGTAGTCTCACCGAAGCGGTTGTAGCTTCATATTTAAACAGTAAACAAAAAGGTGAATGAGATGATTATTATTCAAATGTTAGCTTTCTTGGCTGGCTTATTAGCGACATTCTTCTTCTTTGGAGACATTCTAAAACTTACGTTTTGGTGTTCAAAAGGTGAATGTAAAGATGTCGTAAAAGATATTCTGTTTAGTTTTGTGATTATTGTAATATGTGCAAGTATTACAGGAGTTATTCAGCTTAACTTGTTAAGTACGGGGATGTTGTAATGTTACCAACCTTTGAGGACTGCCCGTACTGTGGCTGTCAAGGTCTTAAACGTAGTCACAGTAGTTTATACGAAATGAATGGTTGGCTGCATATTTGTAAATCAGAACCATCTTGGAACAGGAAAATAGCTTATGAAAAGTTTGATGCAACGACACATCAAGATGACGGAAATGAAGATATTGTGTGGAATGTGGGTAGCGAAGTTGGAGGAGAAGGTGAGTTTTATCGGTATAACGATTCATACTAATCGTATTATTGCCTCAGATAATTGCTTGACAAGTAGCGCGGTAATTCCTACAATTAACGAAAATACGGGGTATGTTAGTGACTACCCTGTTAATAAGGCAGATGTACTCTCTGCTGTTCAAAATCAATATAAATGTTTTCTTGGAGAAGTGAAATGAGTAGTAAGCAAACAGCACATTTTGATTATGGCATCTTAGGGGGTGATAACATATTAGGTTTAAAGTCTAATAAGCGATACGATGTTATACGAGATGGTGATGGATTTTTTGAGATTATTGATGAGAACGACACTAAGCTATTTTGTCTTAAACATACAAAATCTTGCGCTCATTTAGATTTTAAAACAACTTGGATTTTAGAGGAGAATAGTGATGACTAAACGTGTAGCGTGGTTTACAGGTGAGCCAAGTATTAAAGAACGTTTTACACCTTACAAAGTGTATGAAGTATTTAATGAAGATGGTGACTCTTTTAACCTGAAAGATAATACAGGCGATACAAGGTTTTGCTTAAAGAAAGGTTGCGCTCATATTTGTTATAAGGATTGGGTGTTTGCTGATGTTGTTGAGGAAGAAAAGAAAGTGGAAACAGTGAAGGTGGAAGCAGTAAAACGCAAAGGTTTAATGGCATTATTACCCGAAGATTCTAAATTTGAGATTGGTCAACGTGTACGAGTAGATCGCTCAGGTTATATTGGTTATACAACTATTATCGGATATAACTACGACTACGATGAATACGCCACAGAATGTGATTCTGATAACGGTTGTTCACATGATTGTGGAGGACTAGCTAAAAAGGAAGGGAAAGGTTTGTGGATAATCGAGGGGGATATTATTGAATCTGTAGAAGCAAAACAACCTAAATGGAGTGGGTGGATTAAGAACACAACAGGTGAGTGTCCAGAAGGGTTAAAACGTAAGCAGAAGGTTAAGCTTAAATGGAGCGATGGTGTTAAGTTTGTTATTGACAACCCACATGATGCTGCTTGGTATTTCAGTAAATTAGATAACCCTGTTGATATTACACATTACAAGGTGAAGCTTGATACTCAACCTAAGCTTAAAGAGAAGAAAGAGTGGACAATAAATGAAGGGGTGTGTCCTGTTGATAAATTTGCTACAGTAGAGTTTAAACGACGAGATGGCGGTAAATCAAAGTTAGACGCTTGGCAGTGTACTTGGGAAATTAGTGGTGAAGATTACGATATTCTCAAGTGGCGGTTAGCTGATTAGGGGGTGTCACATAGCTGTGCCACTATAGCGAGGACAGTGAGTAGCTGTCCTTTCCTTTTAATTAAAAATTTTATTAAACAACAAGAGAGAAATAGTACATGGCATTATTCAATTTCAAGTCACAATGTCCTAAATGTGTTGAGAAAGGTGGCGACAAATCAAAAGATAATTTAGCAAACTACAGTGATGGCGGTAAGCATTGTTTTAGTTGTGGTTATCATGTACACGGTGATGAAAATTATACCCCCAGTGAGGAAGAAGAAGTGTTAGACGACATTAAAGAAATGAGCAACGAAAGCAAAGAACGTATCAAACAAGGTACAACACACAAACTAACGTGGCGCGGCATCCGTCCTGAAACTAATAAGTTTTTTGGTGTTGTCTATGAATGTTCTCAAGAGACAGGCTTGCCAATAAAGCAGTTCGTTCCTACTACGATTGATAATGCCCATGTTGGCTATAAGACTAGAACATTCCCCAAAGACTTCTCTCATCCTGTGGGCGAGGTTGGTAGCAAGTGTGATTTGATTGGCAGTTTTAGATTTGTTAACGGCGGGAAGTATGTAGTGTTATGCGCGGGAGAAGTGGATTTCTTGTCAGCTTTTCAGATGTTGAGGGATTATC